ATGATTAAGAAAGAAAAAATATTTGAATTAAAAATACAAGAAGATGATGATGTATCAGGAATTGATAGTATATCTCTTGTTGATGAACCTGCAATCGAGGTTAATTGGGTTAGTTTTTCAAAAGAAAAAGATTATGAGTTTCATATTCCCGACGGAGAAGATGATGCATATCTTGAAAAGTTAATTTCATCAGGTAAATTAGAAACTGAATTATTAGAAGAATTTGAAATTGATGGGATAGAATATATCAATAAAGATAATTTTGTTATAACTCTACCAAATGGTAAATCTGAATTAGATGATAGTCCATATAGAGTTAGATACAAATATACATTAAATCCTGAAGCTGGTGGTAATAAAGTTATTGATACTACCCGTCAATTCTGTAAAGAATTGGTTACAAAGGATTTAGTGTGGAGGATTGAGGATATGGACAAAGTAAAAAACCAATTTGGTCAATCTGCTATAGTTTGGAGGGGTGGTTATAATTGTCGTCATATTTGGGCTAAAATCACATATAAGAAAAAAGGTTATATACCAAATAATGCGGCATACAAACCAGAAGAAGGATATGACATATTAGGTATCTCTCAGCCTGATACAAGAACAAAATATCCATCTTTCAGTAAAGAAAGTTTTGAAAAGATTAGTTTAGATTATGATGGTACTTTATCCACAACTCGTGGTCAAGTATTGGCTCAATCATTATTAACTCACGGTAAGGATGTATATATCGTCACAGGACGACATAAGAGTGATTCTGGTGACGTTTATTCTGTTGCTGATAAGTTAGGTATCCCACACAATAAAATTCATTTTACGGAAGGTGCACCAAAATGGCGTACATTAAAATCTTTGGGTATTAATAAACATTATGACAACAATAGTAATGTAATTAGTGACATAAATAAAAATGCTCCAAATGTAACAACAGAACAATTTGATTATAATGTTGGTTCAATTGGTGGGTATGTTGATCCAGGAATTGGTAAAAAGAAAGTTAAATGTAAAAAATGTGGATGGGAATGGAATATGTCAGATGGTGGTAAAGATCCATATGTTTGTCATAAATGTGGTTATAACAATGCAAAGTTATTAAGTCCACCCACTATATTTGAAAATGAGTTTGAATATCTTTTTAGTGAAAAAACACATTCAGATTATCCTGATAGTATAAAAAATAATGCTAAATCAGTTCTTAAATGGGTTGAAGAAAATGGTTGGGGATCTTGTGGAACTGAAGTAGGGAAACAAAGAGCAAACCAACTTGCAAGTGGTGAAGCATTATCTATGGATACAATTAAACGTATGTATAGTTACTTATCAAGACATTCAGTAGATTTAGATAGTTCAACAGGATATGGTGATGGTTGTGGAAAATTGATGTATGATGCGTGGGGAGGTAAGTCTGCGTTAAGTTGGTCGGAAAGTAAGGTTAAACAATCAGAAAAAATGTCTAAACAGTACTTTGCTCAGGACAACGAGAAACAAATGGTCTTAGGACCTGCAATGATACCAAATCAGAAGATATTCCGTAAAGATGGTCAAGGTAACCCTTATTACGTCTATTTTACCCCTGAAACTATCAAATTGATAGCTCAGAAGTACATGAAGAACAAATATACGGACAATAATGATCAAATGCATGACGGAGAAGCAGTAAAAGATGTATATGTAGTTGAAAGTTGGATCAAAGAAAGTGAAAATGATAAATCAACTGACTACGGATTTAGTGAATTACCTGTCGGAACTTGGTTTGTTAGTATGAAAATTAACAATCTTGACATTTGGAATAAGGTAAAAGACCATCAATTGAATGGATTTAGTGTGTCTGGTTTCTTTGAAGAGGTAGCTTCATTTAAAAAAGAAGAGATATTCTTGGAAAAAGTGGCTGAAATACTGATGAATATCAAAGAATAATGGTGCAAAACCCGTATATATATATTTAATAATAAGAATAATAAACAAAATAAAAAACAATTATGTCTAATTCAAAAAGTGCAATCAGTGAAATTAAGAAATTAATGGTTCAATTTGGATTTTTAACGGCAGAACCTACTTTATTATCATTTAAATTAGAAGATGATACTATCCTTGAAACAGAAATGTTAGAGGTTGGTAAAGATATTTTTAAAATTGATGAGCAATTTGAAAGAGTTGTATTAGAAGATGGTTCATATTCATTATCAGAATTTGATATTGAAGTAGCTGAAGGAAAAATCTTAACTGTTAATGAAAAATTCATTAACGCAAAATTAAAAGATGGTACAGAAGTATCTATCTCAGGAAAAGGTTTAGAGGTTGGTGGTAAAATATTCGTAGTAAAAGATGGTGTCCCAACACCAGCACCAGATGGTGACCACGAATTAGAAGATGGTTCAATAGTATCTGTTAAAGACGGAGAAATTATAACTGTATCAACTCCTGACAGTGAAGATTCAAAAGAAGATGCAATGCCAGAAGAAGCTGACAGTCCTGCAGAACAAGGAATGGAAGCAAAAGGACCTGTGGTTGATAAAACAATTAAAGAAGACGGTAAATTGAATCCTCAAATGATGGATGAGATGTACACTATGATTAAAGAGTTTGTCGTTAAGTGTGGTTCTATGATGGGTGAAATGGAAGGAAAATATAATTCATTATCAAGTGAGTTTGAAGCTTTCAAAAAAGAACCAGCTGGTCAAAAAATAAAATACAGTAAAACTGATTATAATAAAGAAGTTGAAGATGCTTTAGATGCAAAAATTAAGGCTCTAAATTCTTTAAAAAATAAATAAATAAAATAAAATAAAAAAACTTAATAAAAATGAGTAATTTAAAAAATCAAGCGTTTAGTTATGACGTTTCAACCATTGGCGGATATTCTGACCAAGTAGGTGGTGAATTATTAGCTAAAGCTCTTATCGGTGGTACAACTGCCGCAAACGTAAATTTACGTACAGGTATTAAAGGAACACAAGCGTTAAACTTATTGGATTCAACTCCAGTATTTCAAGACGGAAACTGTTCTTTATCTGCTTCAGGTACTACAACATTTACACAACATTCAATCGTAACTTGTCCTAAGACATTGTTCGAAAGTTTGTGTTACAAACAATTATTTGACACTTATCAATCAATGTTGATGAAAGCGGGTCAAACTCAAGAGACTGTTCCTTTTGAACAAATGATCTTGGATTTAAAATCAAAACAAATTCAACAATACGTTGAAACAGTTTTATGGACAGGTACAACTGTAGGTTCTGCAGATTGTTTCAATGGTTTCGCTAAGATGATTAGTACAGCAACTGGTAATACATACTCAGGTTCTTGTGCTAACTCAAGTGGTACAACATTTGGTACACAAGCTTACGGTACTGCAGGTAACCCAATCACAGAAGTTGATAATTTAATCAACGTATTAGATGCAAACGCTTTAGTTCGTGAGGACTTAGTAGTGTTTATGTCTTATGCTTACTTCAGATTGTATGTTCAAGCGTTAACTAAAGCTAACTTCTTTACTAACTATATCAACTCAACTGAAATTACAAGTAATATGTCAGCTGTACATCCTAACACAAACATTAAAGTATTACCTACAATTGGTTTAAATGGTTCTTCACAAGTAACTATTGCACCAGCTGAGTATATGGTTGTTGGTGTGGATTTATTATCGGATGAGACTGTTAAAGCGTGGTACAGTGTTGACTTTGATGAAATTAGAATCCGTTCTAACTTCAACTTTGGTGCAACTGTAGCAACATTTGGTACAACCAAATATATGGCTTGGAATGGTAAACCTTAATTAAATTAAAAAACATTGAGGGGTGAAAGTCTCCTTTATAAAAAAAACAAAATAAAAATAAATTAATATGAGTTGTTATATATCTTCAGGTGTACAATTAGGTTGTTCAGATGGTATTGGTGGTATTAAGAAAATTTACATCGTTGGTGGTGGTGGATCTGTTACAGGATACACTTACGACGCTGATGGTGCAATTACTGGTGCTACATCTACTACAGGAACTACATTGTATGGCTTTGAATTAAAAAGAAATACATCTTCTTTAACACAGAACGTTCAAAAGAATTTTGAAAATGGTACTATCTTCTTTGATCAAGTATTATCAGCAGTGTTCTTCAAGTACGATCAACAAAAAAGAAATGAGTTAAAAATATTATCACAAAATGATAATTTACAAATTATTGCAATTGACCAAAATGATGTTCAATATTACGTAGGTCAAGTTAATGGTATGTATTTATCAGGTGGTAATGCTGGTACTGGTACACAATTTAGTGATAGAAATGGTTTCACTCTTGCGTTTAAAGGTCAAGAACATGAGCCAGCTAACACAATTGAGGGTGCTTTAGGTACAGTATTTGCTGGTGCGTCTATCGTAGGATAATTAAATTAGTAGGTCTGTATGGACTGAATTGTATATATTCTATCAAATTAGGGAGTTTTTACTCCCTTTTTTGCGTTATTTAGCGTTCAATATCAGTTTTTTTATATTTATAATTAGAATAGTATATTATGCAATATATCAACAAAGGTGAAATAAACAATTTGGTTCTGAACATTAACAATAATGCTCGTCCAGATTTTGCAACATATAGTTTAGTTTTTACTCACATAATGTCAAAACTGGAAAAAACATATACAATTTATACAAACAATCCATTAGAATATAGTTCAAACATTAGATACTGTACAATCACAATTGATTTGACTGGTAATAATGATTTGGTATATGAGGGACAGTATCAATTGAATATATTTGGTGATGATGAGGAACAAGTTTATGTAACAATGGCAGTGACTGAAGGTATCCCTGAATCTAACCCATTTACAGAATATGTTTCTCCTAATGAAGTAAATGAGAATTATATATACATACAAGATTAATTATGAGTGAATTAAAAAAGTTTCAATTAAGTAAGATAGATTTTAGGATGGCATCCTTCCCTGTCTTTTCAGAAGTATTAAATAAATCACCATGGGTGTTTTATGGTGCTAATAACCTATTACCTCAGTACTTATATTGCTGTACGACAATTGTGCAATACATAAAGCAATTGTTAAATCTAAGGTAAATCAGATCTTAGGAGATGGTATTTTCAGTAAAGATAATCCTGATTCTGTTTGGTCTTTAATTAATGAAGACGAGAATATTACAGATGTAATGCGTAAAGCAGCACTTGATTTTATGTTATTTGGTGGGTTTGCATTAAATGTTGTATGGAGTAAAGATAGAAAGACTATTGCTGAGATATATCATTTGGACTTTAGTAGAGTAAGATCTGGTAAAGTTAATACTAATACAGATAAAGTTGATTGTTATTATTACTCTCCTGTTTGGGAAGACACAAGAAAGTTTCCTCCACAAGAGTTTCCTGCGTTTAGTGCAAAAGAAAAAGATCCTGTACAGATATTCTATTTCAAAATATATCAACCAGGTTTAACATACTACCCTGTACCAGATTGGTCAGCGGGACAACGTTCAATTGAAATTGATATTGAAATTAAAAACTTCCATATGAATAACCTACGTCAAGGTATGGTGCCTTCATTATGGATTAACTATAACAATGGTATCCCTGGTGAAGAGGAACAAAGAATATTGGTAAGAGCGTTGGAAAGTCAATACGGAGGAACGGATAATGCGGGACAAGCAATTATATCTTTTAATGAGAGTAAGGAACAATCTCCTGACATTGTACAGATACCACGTAATGATCATGATAGTTATTATCAAAGTCTATATGAGGATATTTCGCGTTCTATTCTGTCTTCTCATCGTGTTTCTTCTGCGGAGTTATTTGGTATATCTACGCCTGGAAAATTGGGTAGCAGGAATGAGATAATAGATCATAGTGAGTATTTCCGTAAGATGGTTATTATGCCATATCAAGAAGAGGTATTACCTGTGTTTAACAAGTTATTATCTTTATTCTTTGGTAAGAAGACAACATTAGAAATTACACCATTATCAATCTATGCTATTGGTAATACAATTCAAGAAGGTCCACAACCTGACGGAACACCTGTGGTAAGTCAAACAAGTCCACAAGGTTCAACTGAACAGAAACAACAACCAACAATTAAAACTGGTCCAAACGAACAGAATAGACCACAAGGAAATTATCCAAATTTAAATAAATAATCAAATGGCAATAGGAAAATTACTCATAAGTGAGGTTAAATTAAAGAACTATACTAATATCAATAAGAACGTTGATATGGATGTATTAAAGGCGGAGATACAAATTGCACAAGATATAGATTTACAGACTATTCTTGGGACTTTATTCTACAGACATCTATTGGATGGTATTTTAATAGATGGTACAACCACGTGGAACGCAGATGAGGTTATTCTTGTAAATGAGTATGTTCAACCATTCCTAATACAAACAGCGTATTTTAATGCAATCCCTCAGATTATGTATCGTACAATGAATAGAGGTATTGTTGAGGGTACAATGGAAAATGCTAAGTCTGTGGATATTGAAACAATGAAGTATCTACGTAATGTACAGAAAGCAAGAGCTGACTTTTATCTTCAAAGGTTGATGGACTATCTATTAACCGGTCGTGGTCAAAACAAATTCCCACAATATAACACAGCATCAACATTAGATGGAATGATACCTGACCGTATCCAGAAATACAATAACGGAATATATTTACGTAACTCCACTCGTAAGGGTTGGTCTGTACGTGATATGGAAGCTGCTGGCATCCATCCTTATTCTGAACGATTTGCTAACTTCTATCCTAACTGTCCTGACTGTCTATAAACTAACAAACTATGAACAAACCAAAATCAGGTGAAACATTACCTGACTATATCAAAAGAATAATAGATGAAACCAATAATGGTTACCCAATACAACAAATAATTAACAACTACAAAAAATTTAGATAATGGCTACATGCTCAGAATTTATATCTGTTTTAAGAAATAGTTCCCCACAGGTACATATCTTCCATAATCAAACACAAATCTATTCAGAACACAAAGCGTTGGGAGGATATTACGACGATGTATTGGATATAATTGATAGAATAACAGAAACCTACACAGCACTATACGGTGAAATTACTGGTTACAAATCAGCACCATACAGAGATTATACAAGTAAAGAAGATACATTAACTTACTTCAAGACATTATACTCATACGTTCAAAAGAATAGAACCGTATTTGAAGATAGTTTTTTATTGAATATAGTTGATGAACTATCAGAACTAATTGCTCAAACAATCTTTAGATTGAACTTAAACAAAATGTAATATGGAAAAAAATGAATTTGTAATACCAATCCCAAAGAGTAGTGAAAATAAGTCAGCATATATCACAAGATGTATGAAAGCTATTGGAAAGGAATATGATACCACAGAACAAGCTCTCGCAGTATGTTACTCCCAACTGGAACCAAAGAAGAAGAGTATGAAAGATGCTGGTGACCCTTGTTGGGAAGGTTATGAACAAGTTGGAACAAAGATGTTAAACGGAAAGGAAGTTCCCAATTGTGTTCCCATTAATAAATGATGATCGGCTATAGCCACACACTTATACTTAACCCTTCAAGAAATTGAGGGGTTTTTATATATTACCAATATGACAATAACCCTATATACATTTTTATACAACGAGGAACATATATTACCTTACTTCCTCAAACATTATTCCCAATATGTAAATAAGATGGTGATATATAACAATATGTCCACCGATGGATCAATAGATATACTGAAGGATTGGAAAGAATGTGAAATTGAAATAATAGATTATGATACCAATAATCAATACGATGAGGGAACTTTAATGAAGTTTAGAAGTAATTGTTGGAAGGATTGTACTAGTGATTATGTTATTATATGTGATATGGATGAATTACTATATCATCCCGATTTAATTGGGTTTATAAAGAAACAATCATACGTGGACTACTTCACACCCACCGGTTATGATATGATCGGGGAAGAAATACCAATAGATTATACCAAACAGATATACGATATAATTAAAGTTGGAACAAAGAATATTGGATATAGTAAATGTGTCTTATTCAAAAGAAAGAACGTTAAGGAAACAAACTATTCCGCTGGTGCTCATCTAAGTTCATTTCAGGGAACGGAAAGACTTATCAACTGTACCACAGATGAATTAAAACTACTTCACTACAAATGGTTAACCTTTGATTATGTATATGATAAACATACCTTATATGGGAAAAGAACAAGTCAAGATTCAAAGAATAATAGATGGGGTTCACATTATGGTTTAACTAAGGAAAGAATGATGAGAGATTATAATGAACTTAAACAACAATCAAATATAATACTACCTTACACTAACATCTAAGATGTTCTGAAGTACCTTAGGTGTAGATCAATCCCCTGCAGAACCGAACCCGAAGGGTGAGGATAATTTCATTTTACTATTTTACCCCTGTCATAGACGGGGAATGAAATGACCCTTAGGTGTGGGACATTCCGTTGCACGAATGGGTGGTTAGTTTTACCAGTCAAGGTCCAAGCAACCACATAAACAACTTTTCCCCCCCCTTTTTATCCACATCTTATCCCCAACCATTATCCTCCTCGTTACACTCGTCGTTCAGGGTGGTGAGGTAATGTATCCACTTATAATAGATCGTCGATTTTTGACCCTATAAACCCCCCCTTAGAATGGATTCTAATATAGACCCTGACGACCGACCGACAGGGAGGGAGTATAATAGTCTACTAATATGGTGGACTAATGAATAGTCTACTAATTTAGTGGGGTATTAGGTGTAGAATAGTTTCACTTGTGTAGTTCAGTGTCTAATTCCGACCCCCTGACGGGTGTCGTTCAGGGGTAATAGACAGGACCAGTCTATATTACAGGAGATATACACATATAATTTATAGGAATGTGGATAAGTTTATTTGGAAATTATTTGGTAGTGTCGATATAGGTGTTTATCTTTGTTCTATAATTAAAAACGGGGACAGGTTACTGAACAACAAAACATATGAAATATTCTAAATTAAAAGACATCGTAAAGTATTACGAGAAGAACGAGGAGAAGTTAATCAGTGGATACACATCCGCATTACACAGATACGCGGGTTATCAAACTTATGGTAGTGAAGGACCATTCACACCACCAACATATAACTATAGTTCTTTTGAAAGTTATATTATTTTTCACTATTCTTATAAAAGATATAGTAGAACCTTATTTAAGAAAGGTGGTGGTACTTTTAAGAATGAAGATTTTCCGACCATTGATCTTATGAAATATGTAGATAGTATTACTGAAGATGAGATTACTTATGAGACCGCTCGTGATTTTTGGTTATACAATAGAAAGGATCTTATTACATTGAATGGTGAGAAGTTAAAAACTATATTATCTTCTTATAAGGAATGTGTTGTTGATATGAAGAAGTTAGAAGAATTTATTGAAACAATTTAATTTATATATAGGGGGAAGAGTTATTATAGTTCTTCCCCTCGTATATACATATATATACTTTTGACCTTAGAATAGATATTTATAATAGTATAACAACTGAACTTATGACCAAACATGAACACGCGGAACTATATAACAAACACTTTGTTGGTGACGGATCACCATTGGTATATACCAAATACCCTTATGGACCTGATCGTACAGAGTGGGATATTACAATACCCGAAGAAGAATCCATTAAAGAGTA